ATCGTCCATCACCGGGGAGATCAGGATCTCATGGTGACCGTCATCACTGGCGGCGGGAGACCAATGCTCACCGATGGCACGGTGCTGGGAGCGGGCTTTCTGCGAGGGAAACCCGCAAGTCACCCTGATCTTGTCAGGCAGGGGCAGACCACGGGCATCAAACACGGGGCGAAGCTCTTCGACTGCAGCGTTCAGGTACTCTTCACGGGTGCTAAACATTTTCGACTCCTGTGCAAACTCCAATTTCAATCAAGTGGGAGGCGGTGCGTCCAAAGAATCCCTGAAGCTGCCACGCCAGTCCGGTGTCAATCAAGTGTTGCCAAGCCTCAATGACCTGATCCTCAGACTCACCGTCAATGAAACCCTCGGCGATGCCGACTGCGGTGTAGTTGTCCATGATGATCCTCGTTTAAATGTCGTAGCGGTACTGCACAATGCAGACCACCTTGTTTTTGGAGAAAGGGTAGGGTGCGACCAGCATCGTATGACAGAACCGTCCGCCCGGGATGTTGGTGTCCCGGTATACCCGGGGGAGCAGCCAGTCATGTGCCTGTTCGGGGGTGATGTCATCGTCCAGACGGGTCAGCAGCATGTAGCAGTCGCTGCCGTCTTGCTGATCCACGTTACCAATGGGGGTCAGCTTGATCTCGTTGTCATCAATTTGCATGTCAATCTCCAAGAGGGACGGCAGTGACCCTATACCTGTAGGACGGGTCAAATTGTTTTTCGGTCACAAGAGCGGCATCAGCCGCAAGCTCGGCGTGGTACGCACGGATCGGATGCCAGCCGTCAAAGTCAGGCTTAGGTGCAGAGTATTCCAGCACGTAGATGTCTTTCATCGTGCCGCTCCATTCAGCTTGGCAACGGCAGCGTTGATCTCCTCGGTGGTATCGCCCGAGCGAATAATGCGTACCTTGTACGCATCAGCATAAGAGTCTTCCGCCTCTTGCTCTACCACCGCACGGTCATAGTCACCGAATTGGGGAGAGTACTGATCATCGGCATCAAACAGCACTGCCAGTGTGTAGTAGGTCATGGTGTTTCTCCAGTGGGTGTCCAAGACCCCCGAAGGGGTTTCGTCTATTCAAGACTCATCAGTTGGACTGAAGGGATTTGAGAACCTGTGCCTCTGCCGGGGTGGCAAAGCAGGTGGACATGGGGTGTTTCCTGATGTAGGCGAGTAGCTTCGCCCGTGAGACATCAGTGGGGTTAGCAACGTAAGCAGCAATCAGTTTTGACATGGTGGTATCTCCTGTGGGGTGAAAGTAAATCAGTCAGCACCCAGTAGATGCTGACGGGTTACTCTCACAGTCTGTCAGTGCCTTGGCGTTCCGGTCTCGATCCCCTCATTGGATGGCTGGAGGGGTGGAGGTTGTCGGTCTACTAGGTGACTGACACGGCGCAGAGGGCTTGAACCTCTGTCTCGGGCATGGGCTACTTGCTGGTAGTCGTCTAAGCCGTCCGTCACTGCATGTTTGAAATATTAGTGCTTGTGTTTAAACAGTGCAAGCATTTGTTGTGTGTTTACCCTTTTGTTGTTTAGAAGTCAGGGTTTCGCAAAATGGAAGGCTTGGGGGTTTTGCGATTTGGAAGGCTGGGTTTCGCAAAACAGAAGGCGAGCCATTTAAACGAGCTACAAGCGATTTGTTTTGAAGTTGATACCAGTGCCTTGGGTGGTCAAAAATAATCGCTTAGAGACGATTGTGGATAAAGCTGGGGATAAGTCTGTGGATATGTGGATAACTTTCCTGTGGATATGTGGATAAGTTTTGTGGATAACTTGCGAACAGACCTTGACACTGTATGTTTAAACAGTGATCATGTGCGTCATATTGCTTGGGGTAATCGCCTGAGCGCAATTGATAGGTGAAAACGATGGAAAAGAGCCAAGTTGAGGGTGATGAAGTGGGGCTGGATGAGAGCCTGATGATGGGAAAGGAAAGCTTAGAAAATGCTGCGCCCGCCTATGAGAGCGAGCACCTGCGAGCAGCAGTCGAGGCACTCCCTGTAAGACGCACAAAGGATGGAAAACCATATGGAATGAAGATAGAGGGTAGCAAAGGAAGGATCACAGCGAAACAGAGATTGTTTGCCAGTCTGATTGTGCAAGGCGTGGCTCCTCGTGACGCATACCGAAAAGCGTATAACTGCCTGACAGCGCAGGAATCCACCGTGGCGGTGAGTGCCAATCGGCTGATGCATGATGCGAAAGTGAGTGTTTTGATACAAGCAGCACTAGACCAGAAGGAAGAGCACCTAATATCTGACGCTGTTGCCACCCGTAGGCATGTGATGCAGCAGCTTCTAGACCACGCCCAGAGTATGAAGAGCGAGAGCAGCAAGCTAAAGGCACTGGAGTTGATCGGCAAGGCAGTGGGCATGTTCACGGACAGGGTTGAGACCAAGGTGGAAGAAGTCAGCACCGAGCAGTTGAAGAGTGAACTGGAGTCGCACCTTAAGCTGTTGGATGGTGCAACGAAGCACTGATGTGTTGATACCATCCTTTGGGGAAATCGACACCTTGATGTTTAAACCAGTCGATCTACCTGGTAGTCAGCACTGTGGTTTTGTACAGGCTGGATGGTTGTACAGTACTGGATGGATATACAGTGGGGGAGTGGCGTCTTGTTGCTGCGGATCGTACACCCACCCACCCCCGACCCCCTAGAACAGCCGCCTTGCTCCTGATCGCATATACAGTACATTCCACACATACAATCCCCACCCCTATCCCAATACGAACAGACTGCGAATGACCCAGAAGAAGCTTAGCTTCGTATGGGAACGTAGTGACCACCCCCATTCGCATGTAAACGATTGACAGTTTAAACACAGTCCTGCAGAATACCCCCATCGATTCGCATTCTGTTCACCCCCCCGGGGTATATATATTTTGAAAATAGTTGCCCTGAGTAGCGACATGAGAAACAGCGAAGCTGTGTATCACAGAAGGAACTGAAGTGACGCCAAAACAAAAATTAGTCCTCGACTTCATCCAGACATACATCAAGGTCAGGGGTTTTGCGCCGACGTACAAAGACATCGCACTGGGCACTGGAACGACGAGCGCATCAAACATCCATCGGATGGTTCATGCCTTAAAGAATGAGGGGTTGCTGGATTTGAAACCTAAATATGTGCGCACCCTGAAGTTGAAAGACGACACGGTAGAAGAGATGTCCAGTCTATGAGCCTGCTGACGAAGGAAGAGATTCAGAGGTATTTAAAGCTCCTGAAGGTGCTGCCGGAGAATTCACCTGAGATTGCCAAGATTCATCAGTTGTTGAAGCAGGACAAGGTGGAGAGGTGCAGGGACAGCTTCATGGTGTTTGTGAACAGTATGTGGTCTGCGTTTATAGCGGGCAGGCATCACAAGATCATGGCAGATGCCTTTGAGCGTGTCGCCAGTGGTGAGCTAAAGAGGTTGATCATCAATATGCCTCCTCGGCATACCAAGTCGGAATTTGCTTCCTATTTGTTCCCTGCGTGGTTTCTGGGTAAGTACCCGGAGAAGAAAATTATTCAAACCGCACACACAGCAGAGCTGGCGACTGGTTTTGGCAGGAAGGTCAGGAACTTGGTGAACAGTCCTGACTACCAAGAGATATTCAAAACAAAGTTGTCGTCGGACTCCAAGGCAGCCGGTCGGTGGAACACCAGCAAGGGCGGAGACTACTTCGCTATTGGTGTGGGTGGTGCAGTGACGGGTAAGGGTGCGGACATCCTAATCATTGACGACCCGCACTCAGAACAAGAAGCCATGCAGGGGAATCCAGAGGTCTACGACCGGGTGTATGAATGGTATTCCTCTGGCCCTCGTCAGCGTTTACAGCCCGGAGGATCCATCATCATAGTCATGACTCGCTGGTCTAAGCGAGACTTGACGGGTCAAATCCTGCAGAACTCCATCAAGAGAGACGGTGATGAATGGGAGGTGATTGAGTTCCCCGCCCTGCTGCCGTCTGGAAACCCGCTATGGGAAGAATTCTGGTCAAAGAAAGAACTCGAAGCTATCAAGGCTGAAATCCCCGTCGGAAAATGGGAAGCCCAGTATCAGCAGAACCCGACCTCGGAAGAGGGGGCAATCATCAAGAGGGAGATGTGGAAGATATGGGAGAAGGACTCACCTCCGTTCTGCGAGTACATCATCCAGAGCTGGGACACGGCCTTTGAGAAGAACTCCCGGGCGGACTATTCAGCTTGCACCACATGGGGTGTGTTCTATCAGCCAGATGAAAACGGCGTCGAAGCAGCAAACATCATCCTGCTTGATGCGTTTAAAGACCGTATGGAATTCCCCGCACTAAAGAAGAAGGCACATGAGCTGTATCTGGAATGGAATCCAGATTCGCTCATTATTGAAAAGAAAGCCGCTGGAGCTCCGTTGATTTATGAGCTTCGGCAGATCGGAATCCCTCTTTCAGAATATACACCCAGCAGGGGTTCTGATAAGATAGCCCGTGTAAACGCAATATCTGATCTGTTCGCATCAGGATATGTTTGGTGCCCAGACACAAGGTGGGCTGAAGAGGTCATGGAAGAGTGCGCATCATTCCCGAACGGTGATCATGATGACATGGTGGACTCAACCAGCCAAGCGTTGTTGAGATTTAGACAGGGTGGGTTTATCAGAATGGCTTCCGACATGGATGACGATGAACCCGTAATCAAACGCAAAGCGGCTTACTACTGAGACACAACATGGCTATTGAAAAATCCCTTTATCAGGCTCCCGTTGGTTTAGACGGACTTGAACCAGAGATCGAGATTGAGATTGAAAACCCAGATGCCGTCACCATCGAGATCGATGGCATCGAGATTGAAATGAAACCACAGGAAGATCCTGACTTTTATGCCAATTTGGCAGAAGAGATGGATCCAACCGCACTGGAAGTGATTGCATCAGAACTCATTTCTGACTTTGAGAATGACATTGCCTCACGCAAGGACTGGATTCAGACTTATGTAGACGGTCTGGAGCTTCTTGGCCTGAAGATTGAAGAGCGCACCGAGCCTTGGGAAGGTGCCTGCGGGGTGTATCACCCGCTGTTGTCTGAGGCATTGGTGAAGTTTCAGTCCGAGAGCATCATGTCCATCTTCCCGGCAGAAGGCCCGGTGATGACCAAGATCATCGGCAAAGAGACCAAAGAGAAGAAAGAAGCCGCCACTCGTGTCAGAACTGATATGAACTATGAGTTGACCGAGAGAATGCCTGAGTACCGCCCAGAAACAGAGCGCACTATGTGGGGCTTGGGTCTGGCAGGAAACGCATTCAAGAAGGTTTACAAGGATCATGCGCTGGGAAGGCAGGTTTCCCTCTATGTTCCAGCCGAAGATGTCGTGGTTCCCTATGGTGCGAGCAGCATTCAGTCTGCAGAGCGAGTGACTCATGTCATGCGCAAGACTGAAAACGAGATGCGCAAGCTCCAAGTTGCCGGTTTTTATCTGGATGTTGACCTTGGAGAGCCATCCAACACGATGGACGAGGTCGAAAAGTCGATTGCCGAGAAGCTTGGCTTTAAAGCAACCACCGACGACCGCTATAAAGTGCTGGAAATGCACGTGGATTATGACCTTCCGGGGTATGAACACGTAGATGAGGACGGCGAACCAACTGGGTTGGGACTGCCGTACGTCATCACCATTGAAAAAGGCACCCAAAAGATACTGTCGATCCGCAGAAACTGGCGTCAGAACGACAAAAATCACCTAAAACGCCAGCATTTTGTCCATTATGGGTATATTCCCGGTTTTGGTTTCTATTGTTTTGGCCTAATTCACCTGATTGGAGCCTATGCCAAGTCCGGAACGTCCCTGATTCGCCAGTTGGTTGACGCAGGAACGCTTTCTAACCTGCCCGGAGGCTTTAAAACCAAAGGAATGCGGGTCAAAGGCGACGACACGCCAATTTCCCCGGGAGAATTCCGGGATGTGGACATTGCCAGCGGTGTGCTGAAGGACAATATCCTGCCTCTGCCGTATAAAGAGCCCAGTCAAGTGCTGATTGGGCTCATGAATCAAATCATCGAGGACGGCAGGCGATTTGCCAACACCGCTGACTTGAAAATCAGCGATATGTCGGCTCAAGC